ATCTTCATCTGACATGGGTGACGCGGAAATTGTCCGCCGGGCCTTACACCAAATACGGTCATTTTTGACCAGAGCACGATGAACCGACTTGTCTTCAAGAAAGGCCTCACATTTATAGAGGTCATCCAAGGGCATCTTCGCCAACAAATTGACAGTCGCTAACTTGTAAAATCTGGACCAATGGTCTTCAAGATCAACAAACCCCTCTTCCATACAAACTTTACGGAAGTAACACTCTTTTTTAGAGGGTAACGAGTTCATAACAAGTTCATGCATGCTCCACAGAGCCATATCTTTGGGGAGTACAGGGCACCACTTGGGATCACGAATCTGAAACTTAATACCTGTCGCTGCACAGCGATCAAGGTCAGAAATTTCTCGTGGATCATCACAAGGTAGTCCGATTCCACCAAGCCATTCTGGAACAAACCAGGGCAAATTATGGTATCTGTTAAGCTCTACAGCATTATAATATATAAACCTTCTCTTGACTAAAGGCCAGAGAGGGGGGGGACATGTACGTTTAAGTTCACGACATATAACACCCAGTTGGTGAATTCCAACTTGCGGGTTAAAACCTTTTTTGGTTCCCGCACCCATTCTCTTCATACCTTTCATCAAACCCAAATTAATGTATTTGGACTCCTTCCATAAACCACAAGCATCTTTTCGAAAGATGGTGGAATTAATAGTACAGAAGGAAGTTGAGAAGTAGGTTTTACCAATTGAGGATTCCAAACCTGCAAATGCACAAACTGACTCCCAACATTCACGGAGTAGTTGTTTAGGACCTCTGAGGAGACAATCGTCGCCATTCACCAAAAGAGGTGCTGGCTTTCCCCGACCATTTCGGGTTACCCTATAAGTAATGGGTTTCGATCTTCCACCAAGGGAAGCTCCTTCAAGGGCCATCCTGCATAACGCAGCGTTGGCAATACAAAGAATAGGAAATGATACTATGGATCCCATAAGTTGACCTTCGGTCTGGATCTTTTCTACATCATCTTCCACGAAAATATGTTTCGTTAGAGCAACTTTCATCAATCTTTTAAGATCCGTCATGTAGTTAACTGGTAATTTGTCCAGGTCCTTCTTGGGGATATTCTCACCAAGGCGGAGCATGATACGGTCACTGATGGTCTCTGAAACCCAACCATGTAAACGGTTGGTTGACGCAACATAATCGCCCGAGGTCACTTCCTCGGATTCTTCTAGCCCACTCAGGATACGGTTGACATCATCTTCAACAACGTACCGTCCAATCAATTCGAAGACTGGATGCTTCTTGAGCGTGGACCAAAGCCATTTCTGAATTGGCTTTAGCACTGTGTAGAGGAGAGGTGGTCCTTTGGATATCACTCTAACCTTCAAGGGTTCTGGTAGGCCAACGGCCATAACTAAGGGTTTTTCCTTCTTAGCAAGCTCCCAGAGCTTCCAGTATTCCTCCTCCCACATAACCTTCAACGGTGTAGGATCCACAACGATCACTCGTTCTTCGGATGGCGGTTCAATACCAGCCTCGAACTCACGATCGTAGAGCCTCTGCTCCTGATCCCCCAACACACCAAAATGTGGTGCTACCCTTTGAACCAATGGTCGTAGTTCTTCACCGAACATAACACCATCGCCCATTTTCCCGAATGAACAATGCTGATATAGAGCGGCAAGGGATCCTAAGTTACTTCTCGAATAAATATAATTAGCCGAGGTACTAGGAAAGAACGGTTCAACAAGATCTTCATAAGAAATGAACTCATGGTCGAAGATCTCATCAACAGTTCGTTGGAGTTCACTAACTAAGTTTTCTTTATTAATTTCGAAAACTCTAAGACCATGATTGGTCAAAATACGGTTAGTGTCAGTTACCTTTAATGTCTGGAATGGTCCAAATGTAATTGTCTTAG